ATAAATTTGGTAGGTATAATTTTAAGGTAGGTATTTTTTCATATACCAATTTTATTGCCCTTCTATTTGATTCACTTACACTTACATCAAATACATCACCATTTTCTCTATATTGAGTTTCCTTTGGACCGGATATTCTCCATTTCAAAGAACAACGACTGAATAAGGGGTTTGTTTGAAATCTTAAATACGTTTTTCCATTGATTTCAAATATAGGTGAATTGATATCATTTACTTTTTTTATAAAATATCTACTAATATACCCACGAGTATAATCTAATTTAGATGGCGTAGGAATATGAGTATCAAATGAATCATTTGGTAATGATGTTGTTGGGTTTATCAACTTATTATATGAATCTAATATACTCATCGTTATTTAGGTTTACTTTCTTTACCTACTATTCTTAATTTAGATTTAACATCCGTTGTCCATGTCATACCATCTAATGTGTGGTCTACTTTCACTACTTGAAATACATTTGGTTGACCGAATTTATCAGGTAATCCATCTACTTGAAATTGGTCACCCACCTTAAATCCACTTACACCATGTACTTTGAAATCAAAATCAGCAACACCAAATGGTGGATTTTGTGTATTATTAGCAGCTTTCGTTTGTAAAGTTTGACTAAAGGCTAAACCCTTATCAACTAAAAAACATTGTCTTAGGGCCGAGGTATCATTCCATGAACCTACCATTAATACATTTTCAATTGTGTTATCATTACCTGCCCTATCAAAAAAGGTTTTAGTTATATCTAGTTTTGCCTCTCTATCTTGAATTTTAGGATATACTGCACCTGTTTTTACAAAAAATTCAAAATTTGCTACCTTAGCCTCTAATTCTAATTCATCTGCACTTTTTCGTTTTGGTGGGTTATTTGATGTATCAGGTGGTCCTTCTTCTTCTTCCTTTTCTGCTTGTTGTATTCCTGCTAGGATAGTACCAACAAAATCTTGTCTTCTAGAAAATACAGTTCCTAATGCCGGACGGGGATTTAATTCAGGACTATGGTCATATGTATGACCCTTATCATCTTTTAATTTATTATTCACAACCGATGACATCATTGCGGCAGGAACTTCTACTGAAAAATCACAACTAATAAATGGCGATTTAACTCCTCTCGATTGAAATGTTACAATACCACTATTATTTGAGATATCACCTAAAAAATTTAAATCAACTACTGCTAATTCAAATTTTCCTTCTGGGTTTGCTTTTGGTACTTCTTGTATTTGAAATTTCCAAATTGAATTACATGCAGATGACATACCATTTAACATTTCATAAAAAACATCTCTAATTACGAAATTTGGTTTACTTATACATTCTACAAAAAAATTAAAATTTATATATAAATCTTTTAAATATCCCCAAAATCTAGCTTTTTCTTGTATTGCTATAAATGTAGAATCAGCCGGAGATTTTGCACTCAACCCTCGTGTATTTGGAAATGCGTATGGAACTAACCTACTCTTGCCATCTGAAGGGTCTACTCTTGAATCTACATGTTGTAGCCAAGGATACGCAGTTAGTTCCGCTAACGGATGTATGTTTGAAAAATTTTTAGAATCATCTAATGCATCAAATTCAAAATAAGTTTTTATTTCTTTATCTGCTGATAACGCATCTAAAAATTTAAAATTTGGAGTAGTTGGATTTGGTATAAATAATTTTGTAGGGTCAGTTGAAAACATATGTGGAAACCCACTAATATAAGTATTTTTAATATTAATTATTTTACTACGGGTTTCACAATTACTGCATGCACTGGGTTTACCTTTTAAATCATATACATAGCTATTCATGATTTCACATGCTAATTCAAATCTAATAAATTTTTCTTCTGATAATAGTGGTAAATCTTTGGGTATAGCCACTTCTGCTCCACTTGATGATTTTAATTCACCTGCCTCTGATAAAGCATCTTTTAAAGTTTCACCAACTACTTTATCTATATTTACAAAATTAGCAGTATCTGCCCATCGTGGATTTTTCCATAACTTATAAACTGGTGGTGTTCTTTTTTGGCCAGGAAGTTGATTAAACATTTGCATAAAAAGTGCGGCACCTATTTTTTTATCACCCACCTGTGTTTCAATTTCTTGTGGTGAAAAAGTCTTTCCACTATCTTTTTTATTTTCTTTTGTATTATTTGCATCTCTATGAGTTTGCATATATTCAGCTACATTGCCAACTGATGTTAATTTTACTTCCAATTCATAACTTTCATTATCTCCAAATGAAACCCCACCGCCAGTTACAATACCTAAAAATGCATCATAAGTAAAATCAGATTTAATTCTCTTTTCTTTAATTGTAGACCATTGGTCATACCTAACTAAATCACAATTTGTTACCTTTCCACCACCTCCAACTTTTTGTGCGGCAGATAGTGCAGTATTCCAACCCCACTCACATAAGGCATGAAATCCCGGTTCTAAAAAATATCCGGCTAATAAATCAGATTGTTCTTTTGTAAATGCACGAATTTTAATAGTTGCTAATCGACTACCACCTTCAGCTTTTTCATCCATAGTCATAGATGTTATAATAGGTGGTGGTCTAAGTGCTCTACTTCTACCAGATGGTATCAATATTTCATCACCACTAAAATTTCTACCGATAGCACCAGGGCCGATGTAAGAACCACCATTTGAACCATATACCGATGTGAAATCAGTAGCGTTTGGATTTATTGATTCTAATATACACCCATTTGGTGCCACCCCAGCTAATAATCTAATCCAAGTAGATAGACCACTAACACCGGGTTTTTCTTTTGCGTTCCACGGGTTATTGTTACCTGCTCTATTTTTTAGAGTAGTTTCTAATTCAGGATATATATTTGATAAATTTGGAAATGAACCTGGCATAATTTATTTATTTTGAAAAACTATTTGAAATTTCTAAATAATTTTCTGGTATTCTTAGTATTGTTCCATCGTTTACTGCGAATGGTGCATCGTGGATGTTGTTAGCAGTTGCTATAATCCACCATAAGGATGCATCTCCGTAAAACTGATGTGCAAGTGTATCCAATCTATCACCCGTCTGGGTCACTGCGTAAATATCAGTATCTTTCAAAGGTATATTTGGGTAGATTCTTGTTCTGAAGACTTCCCTGCCATCTTTGAGTTTTTGTATTTTATTATTTGAATATCTTGACATAATTTATTTATTATCGATTTTCTCGTGCTTTATTAATTCTATCTAATGCGGCTTTACCTTGTGGGTCTCCCTCACCGGTTGATGGTCGAACAAACCCACTAAAAGATTTATTCATTGGGTCTTTACCATTATTTCTTTGAACCCATACACCATAACTTTCTCTCCTATAAGTCTCAGAAAAAACAAAATTATTGATATGTCCTGGTTCATCTTTATATTCTACATTTGCAAACCAGTCTTCTTCTCCTATTTTTTTAATATTTGTTATTTTTGCATCATTCGCTTCTAAATTACTAAACCAACCTGATATCCTATCTGAAATCCCTTGACTCTTATATTTTTCGTATGCTTTTTTAGATTTTTCTTCAAACGATGTTTCAGTAGTAGCTACAATTGCAGCCAATGAAGCCGCATCGCTATTTTCTTTTGGGGTTTCCGCTGGTTTCCCTGTATCTAATGATTTTGGTGTAGAATCTACTCCTAACATACCACCACTCTTTGATTCGGTTTTAGGTGCTTGGGTTTGTGGTACACCTACACTATTAATTGGTGCCGGAGGTGTTGTTGGTTGAACTACTTGTGGTGTACTTGCAGTTCCTCCACTATTTGTAGTTGGTGCACCGCCACCTGTTTTTGGTTGTTGACTTACAGCAGTTGTGTTGCCGGATTGTTGAGCCTTTCTCTTATTAATTACTTTAACTGCCTCTTTAGAAATTGGAGTTCCATAAAGTTTAAGTTCTGCACCAATATTTTCAACAAATTTAAATTCCATTTGGACTTCAACTATTTTTGGTAATTGATTACCATTTGTAGTTTCCCATACACCATCATCCGGGAATGTATACGAAAGAGAGTTTATAAATGCAGTTTTCTGTTGATACATATTACCCAATGTAAATTCAATAAATGGTGGATTCACTAAATTATTTTTATCAATAGTTGGATATGCTTTACCAGTTAAAAATTGAATTCGTTGCCACATTGTTGATAATTCAGCTGAATTCATACAATACATTTTTAATTGTAATGATAGGGTTCTTTCTACTCCACCATATGTGTAGTAACTATATGGATTACCAACAAATTTTGCAGAATCCCAAGTTGGTGAAACTGTTTCGCTTAAACTTGTTATTAGGGTTCTGAAATATACTTTTTGAGAATCACCTACCCCTGCTATTGAAAATGTTACTAAATCTTTATCATCTCCATTACCATTACCTTTTACTCCATAAGAACTATTAATTAAATCACCTTTATTACTTGTTATTCCATATTTTGTTTCCAATGTAGGAATTTTTTGACCACCTACTACTCCACTATATGGACGAGTTGGGTCATTAGGCATAACTGCACCAGTATTATTTTTTATATCTTTAAATGCGTTTGGTGATGTACCAAACACACCTTTTGTTTTTCTTCTATCAATTCCATACACAGGAGATACTAAGGATAAGTCAATTCCATTTAAGGTATTAACATCCATTTTTTCACTATATATTTTTTCAGTAGTAGTAGTTGTTTTAGTTTTCGATTCAACTGCTTTATCTATTTCAGGTTTAGATTCCGTACCTTTTAGTTTATCTTTTACTGATGTAGTAGTTGACCCTAATTTTTCTTTAGCCTTACCAATTTCTGCAGAATCTTTTTTTGCAGTATCAGTAGATTCAGCAGTTGGTATTCCTAAATTAGTTTCTTTACTATTCGATGTTATATATGAACTATATTTTTCATTATATGGTCTAGCATTATCAGCTTTTTCTTTAGCTTTTTCTTCTAAAAGTTTATCAAGTGCAGTTGGTGATGCAGAACCTTTTAGTTTTTGTTTTAGAGATGCAGTTGCGTTTGTAGATGCCTCTCCTAATTTTTTCTTAGCATCAAGTTGTAATTGAGTTACTTTTTTAGTAATATCAGTTGCACCTTTATCTACCTTACTTACTGATTTTGAATTAAACTTAACATTATCAATTTGTTTTGAATATGGTAGTTTTGAACTATATTCGTACTTATCAGTTGCACCTGCGGTATTAGCACCTAATGTATTTGGATTACCAAATAGGGCAGTTCTTAATTTATCCTTTACTAATGAGATACCCTGACCTATTATTTGTTTGCCAATTGTTTTTGGATTACCACCACCGGTATTTTTTAGGAATGTGCCAACGATTGTACCCTTTGCATCATTTCTAATTTTTGCAAGAGTAATCATTGTATCTGGTTCTAATCCTGATTGTAATCCATTTGTATTATATACATAAGTTGGGATAGCATTTCCTGGAATACCTATACGTGAATTTACACCATCTCTTGCTTGAGATAATGATGTAACTTTACCACCAAAAACAAATTTACCAAATTTACCACCGGTAATAGCACCTAATCCTTTACCAATCAATCCACCATCTCCTGCACTTCCACCTGTTGCCTGTTTCATTTTTTCAACCGATGATGTACTACGAGTTGCTATACGAATTGCTTCGTTACCATAAATTAATGGATTATTTAATTCTACCTTAGTTTTTATACGAATACCACTAAGTTCTTGTTCTATCAAAGTTAATTTATCTGGTTTTACACTTTTTTCTTGTGTAGAACCTTTGAATAATTCTTGCACGGGAGTTAAGTCCAATATTTTTGGGGTTATATCTTTATTCGAACCTCTAAATAATTCTAATATTGTTGGCATAATTAAGCTCCCATTAATCCAAATCGGTTTTCACCGCTTTTTTCGTTTGTTTTCACTACTGCGGATGAAACTTTTTCCCTGTCCATGTAGACATCTCTATTTGATTGAACTACCATAATTAATTCATCTAATTTAGCAACAACTGCAGTGTTATCTTGTCCTCCACCCATTAACCCACCTAATAATCCACCGATACCAGTTCCTAAGCCTGTAGCAATTGTTTCCAATAAACTAGCAGGGTCTTTAGTTGCTAATAAAACATCTGCAGGGTTTGTTCCTATTACTTTACCATCTTGAACTACACCATCGTTAATACTTGAAGTTGTTGCGGTACTTCCATCAGTTTTTGCTTCATCACTTATTCCTAAGAACGAACCTATCGAACTAAATACACTACCTATTCCGTTTACTGCCCACATAATCGGGTCTACTATATATTTAGAAATTGTATCTCCTATAAAACTAATTACATCATATATTATACCAAATCCTTTTACTAAAAAATCTACAAAAAATCCAATTGCTCCACCTACCAGTGAACCAAATATTTTACCAATACTACTAATAACTCCAATAATTGGTTGTGCAAATTTCATCATTACTTCTTTGAATTCACCTATTTTTAAAAATAATGGTTCTAATGCATCAAACGCAGCTTCAAATGGAGTAAGTAATGCATTTATTATTGCAGAACCGATTGCTACTAATGGCATGACAATTGCAGATATAACATCATAAACTGCTTTAAGTGGTTTGAATACCATTTTAAACGCCATTCCTATAACTCTAAATATCGGTAATAGAACTGCATTTAATATTGTAAATAAATCATTTAATACCGGCATTACAAATGCTGCTATTGGTTCGAACATATCACTAAATCCAGTTTTAAGAGCAGATGAACTATTTGCAAGGTTATCCATTACTCCTTGCATTTCTTTTTGAGATGATAAACGTTTAGTTTGTAAATCTAAATCTTCTTTTGTCAAAGATGTGATATCTCTACCAGCATCCATATAAGATAGTGCCGATGCTAATTGTTCTTTATTTAATGGGCCGAAACGTTCTCTAATTCTTTGTTGATTTATTAAATCACCCATTGACATATTAGTTGCTTTGGTAAGGGCTTCTTGTTCAAATTTATTTAATTTTGTTAAATCACCTAAACTTGAAACTTGGTCTAATACTGCCTGTTGTGCCCCCAATATGTCATTATTAGCTGCTAGATATCTTGCTTGAGAAAGATTTAAATTTGTTCCTAATATTGCACTAGCTTCCAATTCTGAGGTAATACTGGTTTCAAAATCTAATAAACCATCTGCAACTGCACCAGCCTCTTTAATTGATGTTCCTAATTTTGCAGCTTGAACTGCTGCTTTAGCTAATTCTTTTGGTGAACCATTGAAATAACGATATGCATATTCGGAACTCTCCGCCATATCTGCTATTACCTTTGAAGGTGCAACCCCAGCCATCTTTGCCATTTCAGCAGTTTGACCGATTAGGGCTTGTGATTGTGCTGCACTTAATCCACCTATATTTTGAAATACTTTATTTAATTCTGCACCTTGTTCTACCCCAATACCGAAGTTTTTGTTCAACATAACCATAGAACCCAACACTTCTCTTGAAGGTTGCTCTAGCCCGCCAAATGTTTGTGTAAAGGCGGTTGCTGATTTACCTACATCTTCCGCACTTACACCTAATCCTGCGAATTCAGTTGATACCGCTTTTATATTACCTTGTAAAGTTCTAGTTTGAGAATTTAATAATCCAGTTTCCTCTCTAAAAGATTTTGCTGCAGCTTCGATTTCTTTGAATCTCTCTAATCCTACTTCAAATGCTTTATATAATGCATATGCAATTAGGGCAACTGCTGCTACTACTGCTACAACTGATAAGATTGCTATTCCTTGTGGTCCTAATAACCCCATTATCATATTTTTAGCAGAACCAAAACCCCTACTTAATCCAGAAGTAAATGATTCCATCATATTAGCACCTTTATTAGTTGCCTGAGTAAATCCCGTTTTGAACTGAGTCATAAAACGTTTTTTTACTGCATCTATACTTCCTTTTGCTTTATCTGAGAATGGTGTCCAAAATCTATTAAATAAGGTTTCACCTATTATTGGTATACCTTTTATCTTTTCACCAATTGAATCTAATGATTTTACAAATTTATTTTGTAAATTATCTGCAATTCGTTGAGTTTCATTTATTATTTTTAATCTAGCTAATTCCTTTTTTACAATCGCATCTGCTGCATCTAATTGTGCTAGATACGTTGATTTCATTCTTTCATTAACACCAAAATTTGTTTGTAAAACACCCGTTTTTTGTTGTGAAAGTTTAATTAGGGCTTCTTCGTAGGATTTTTCATCCTTTAATGAATTTAATACTTTTTTAGTTAAACTTATTTCTTCAAATATTTTTTTATTGCGCAAATCAGAAGCTTCAGCAGTTTCTTCAATAGCCCTCTTCATATCACCTATGATAGACGAGGTATATTTGACTGCATCTTGATATTCTTTTTCTTCTGCTGTTCTATTTTTTGCCATAATTAGTAATCAAATCCTAAATATTTTCTAACTGATTGAGGTATTGCTTTTTTAACTGCATCTTTATCACCACCAAATCTTTTTTCAATGGTTTCACGTGCAGTTTCAATTGATTCATCTGCATCTTTTATTGCTTTAGCTATATTTTTATCACTTTTTAAATTACGACTTAATATAGATAGAAATAAATTACTGATAAATCCTTCTTTCAATTTATGTTTAGTATAAATTTCTTTAAAAAGCTGTCTATCTTCTTTTGTTAATTTCATAAGGTTCTCCTATTATACTCCTATAAATATAAGACATAAAAAAAGTGAGGAATTTATTTCCTCACTCTTACACCTGGCCCTTTTGATGGTTGGTTAGTTTTTTGTGCTTTATTTGCATTATCACTTTCTCGTTTCTTTGTATCTACCAATTCTTTATAATAAAAATTTCTTAAATGAACTGGTAATCTATATACATCAGATTGAATAAATCCATTCCCATGATAACATAATTCAAAAATTTGTTTATGTAATAGAACAGAATAATTACTCGGTAGGCCAAAAAAAGCTAACACCCATTGTAATAGGTCTTACCTCCATTTCTCCTGTTTCAGGGTTTTCGTAATCAAATTCCATTTTGATATCCGGTTGTAAATTTTTTACATGTTCTCTAAATCCTTTAGTATCTCTAGCAAGGAATTTATTATTAATAAAATCAGTTATGGATTTGGTATCATCTTTACCATCTACTGATTGAATCATATAACGATAACGAGTAGTTAATTCATTACCCATTGAATCTTTATTTAATCTCTTTAATGCATTAACATCAGTATCAATTCTTTTTTCATCACCATGAGTTAATAGTTTAAAAACTAATACATTACCAGTTGATGTTGTAAATTGATAACGATTTTCAGAACTTAATTTACTGAAATCAACATCTTTTGTTTGAACTTTACCTAAATCAACAGTAATTTGTTGTTTGTTATCATTATCATCTAATATTTCAATCTTATATTCTGGTCCGTATCCTAAAATACGAGTTGCTAACATAATAGCATTCTTATCACCCAAAAGAATATCATCTGGATTTACTTTCTTATCTACTATAATTGCTTCGAATAATTTATCTAATACTACACCTTTTTTAATCAAACTTTGAGATGAAAGAATTTCCTCCTCTCTTGCCGTCATGTATTTTAATTCGATGTTACCACTTGATAATGGATTTGTTTCTGGATAACACTTACCTTGAGATGGTAATGAAATTATCTCCGTTGAGAATTCGTATTGTGACATATTTTACCTTTATTTTGTTTATTGTATATAAATATATAAATAAAAAAAAAATTGAAAAAAAAGGAGATATTTCTATCTCCTTTCTTAATTTTATATTTTAATTCTATTAGAATTCAAGTACAGCGTAATCGTAAGCTAACGTTAATGTAATCTCTGCAGGGTCATTTGATGTCCAATCTAATTCACCAAATTGTGCGTTTAAGATAAATGCACCTTTGATTTTCCAATTTTCAATTTTATCACCCACTGGTCCTAACATATAGATATCAATATCTTTTTTGTAGAAATCTGCATATCCATCACGTCCTGTTAGGGATTCATGTGAAGTTCTAACCCACTCCATTACTGCTTGTGCACCTGATGGAACGATTGGGTCATACAATGTGATTTCTAAATCTTGCCACTCACCTTTACCTTTCAACTTTCTTTTTAAGTTGATGTGTTCCAATGTTACAGCTTCAAACTGAATGTTTGGTCTGTTACCTGCTTTGATAAGATATGAAGGGATACCACCGATTTCCATGATGAAACGATTTTTCATCTTTGGTTCAAAGTTGGTATAGAACATTTCGTTAAACTCTAATATTTCTGCCATTTTTATTTTCTCCTATTATATTAATAAATATAAGGTTTCTCTTTTTTTAAAAATTTATGCTGAGAACGATGCTCCAGTCGGTAAGATATTGAAATCTAACACGATGAATTCAGCGGTTTTTGTTGGTTGTAAGAAAATCTGTCCAGCCAATATATTTCTATCAATTACATCAGGAGTGTTATTACTCTCATCCATTACTACTCTAAATGCATATAAACCTTGTCTTTGTTGAATTGCTTCTAAATAAGGATTAACTGTATTTAAGAATCTTGAACGAGTGGTAGAAGTATTTTGTTCGAATACTAAGTATCTTGATGTAGAAGCGATATACTTCTTAACTTTGATAAGTAATCTTCTAACATTGATTCTATCTAACGCCGATGATTTTTCTTGTAGTGTTTTCTGTCCAAATGCCACGATACCCTCGCCAGGGAAAGATGCGATAGGATTTATTTTTCCTTCGTATAATGTATCTCTCTCTGCGTGTGTTAATCTATTCAATACTGAAACTGCTCCTACAATTCCACCACGATTTAAACCAGCCGGTGCGAACCATTCTGCTGCAACCGCGTCATTTGCTGCGTAAATACCTGGCATCAATACTGATGGTGGTACTGCAGTTAATTTGTTGGTGTTTCTATCGATTGTCTTAACCCACGGGTAGTAAGTACCTACATAGTTAGAATCTACTGATGCACCTTCTGTTACTGCTGCATCAATCGTATCAGTACTATCACATCCAACTACATCACCAATGAAGAATACATCTTCACGATTCTCACACATTTCACTTATGTAATCAAATGCATATGAATGATGTCTACGAATTATACCTGGTACTGCGATTAAGTTAATATCAAAATCATCAGGGTTGGATACCGCGTTGATTGCTTTTACATATGCAGTATTACCATTAGAGGTTGAGGGTGTTAAGTTAAATCCTTGTGAATTACCAGATGATATATCTACACCTTTATTTATTACTCTTGTTGGAGTTACGCCATCGAATCCACCTTGAAATCCTAATGTAAATTGTCTTTTAGCAATTGTTTCAGCAGTATCATCGGTTGATAATGAAGCCGATAATCCTAAACTTACGTTATCAAACGCAAATAATTGGTTTGAACCGGTTGTTATACCGGCTAATTCATCCGCTACACTATAGTCAGGTAATGGTTTTAAATATTGTGTATTGTTTATTTTTACTACACTAGTTTCTAAATCAATACCAGAATATCTATATGCAGATGATGCTGTATTACTGAATGAACCTGATGTATAAATAACTTTAGGTACATACACAGCTGTTGCACCAGATGCTAATCTTATAGGATTATAATACGCCTCGTGTCCAAAAGGTGCTGCTATAATAGGGAATGTACCTTCAGGTGACACTTCTATTCTAACTAATTTAGAACGATTTGCGTAATCACCATTTTCACTTTGTTTACCATTTGCATCAATTGTTAAATTTCTATCACCAATTACTTTAGCAATATAGTTTGGAGATGCAGGGTCTAAGTTAACGTTATTATATGTTTCTTTTACTGATTTTTTTCTATCGGTATCATTGAATCCACGAATTACTACTGAGAATGTTGCGTAATCAGTTGCACCAGATACTCCTGCTGCTTTAACATTGAAAATACTTACTTTATATTCAGTATTATATGGATTACCATCTCCTAACGTACAAAAACGGAAAAGGTCACTTCTTTCACCACTAATCAATTGAGATTTAACCCACGGGGTAGATGCGAAGGTTGGACCATCGGTAGCACTATATATTTGAGTTGGTAACTCAAGTAATTCAACATCTGCTGTATTAGTTGCAAATGAACCTGAAAAATCAGTTGCTGTTTTTTCAAAATAAGTATATGTGTATGCTTTTTTACTTCCAAATGGAGATTCTCCAAATACATCACCAATATCGTTTCCTTCTGATGGTAATATTGATGCACTAAATGAACCACTTAATTGTCCGCCTGTAATTAAAAATTCTTGACTTCCAATATTTGATGTGATTGATGCATTAACAGACCCACTAAATAAACCGATACTTTCAATCGATTCAATAGTAGAATGTAATGTTGCTACAATTTTTTTACCACCTTGTGCTTCTGAACCACTAACTACTATTGCAAGTGGTGCTGCATGTTCATATCCACCTATGTGACCAACACGAACAATAGTAACTGTTCCTGCTTCTCTTAGATAGTTTTGTACTGCGTACCCTGTATAGTATGTTCCATCAGGTGTACCGAATATTTCTTCAAATTCTGATTGTGTATTTACGATAGTTGGTAAGAATGCAGGTCCTTTACTAAAAGGTCCTACTATTGCTGCTCCAATTTCTCCGATACCCTGTGATAAAAATGATAAATCATTCTCTCTTGTGAATACACCAGGTGATACAATTTTTTCTGCCATTTTATTTACTCCTATTAAGTTTGTGTAATGATACACATATAAGTATTAGATACTTTTTCTAAAATATTATTTTATATATGCGTAACGTAGTATTATTCTGCGATTGGTGTGAATTCTCCCGTTGTAGGGTTGTAATCACCATCTCCGTATTTTTCATTTAAACCTTTAAATAAGGTTTCTTCCGTTATAACTAAATCCGAATGTTGTTTAGTTAATTCTGCTTCTCTTTCTTCTAATTCTGACAATCTTCTTCTTTTTTCAATATGAATTTGTCCTAATTCAGTAAAAACAGCCCCAACATCAATTCGTAATTTGTTAATTTGTGCGACTTCGTCTTCCGTAAACTTAATTTTTTCTGCCATTTTGATATATTTTGTTTATTAATTAGTTATATATATAAATATATAGATTTTCCCCAAACGATAAAAAAATTATCTAACAAATGAAACTGCACTACTCCAAGTCCCTTTAAGTCCTTGGTCAATCGCTCTAACTCTAACATACCAAGTCCCTGCAGTTAATAGAGTATTAACTTCTATATTAGCTTCACTCCATTCCGTATTATCTACTGTGTTAGAAACAAACGTATTTCCTGTTGATATTTGTATATCATATGCAGTAATACCACCTGTTCCTACCGATGCCGGTGCAGTCCACGATACAAACGGAGATGCATATGCTACTGAAGTAGGTGCACCAGGTGCTGCTAAATCTGCGAATGAGTTTCCACCTTTGTTGTGAGTTACATATCCATTTACTAAGTAAGTATCTACATCTTCAACGTCAATTGAAACGATTTCAGATGTTCTATTTATTAATTCAATTGATGTAATATCTTTTTCTACTAAAACTCCACCTTCTTCTTTTACTAATTTATCGTCAGTTGTAATTCTAAATATTTCTTTGAATCTATATTTACCATCTTCAGAATCTTTTACTAATAATGGATGTTCTGATGTTGCAGTTACTCCACCATTGTTTATATCATAATATTTTGATGAGAATGAGTATACAATACCCTTAACTTCTACTTCTTTTAATTCTTGACCTAATTCAGATGATGACCAATTAAAGAAATTATTATCAGAATCTAATGTTAAACCAGATAATGAATAACCTTTTAACTTATCACCTTCTACTAAATCTCCTGCTTCTACTATTGAACCATCTGATAACACTATTGGTGAATCGATTGTTAAACATAAAGCGGTTGAGTTACCATCATATGAATCTACGGAATAAACCGTCTTATCTTTATTTGTATTATATCCTGTTGCATGTGTGTTATAACCATCTGCAAATACTGCTCTAATTGTATTAGATTGTGCAGTTAAAAGTGAAGTTTGTGCTGATGGTGATTGTGGATTCATATTAGAAATTGTAAAAGTAGCGGTTGTACCACTATTTGTTCCCAATGTTATATATGAACCTGCTGCTACACTCCATGTAAAGTTTGCTGCTCTACCACTAATTCTACTAAAATTTGAACCAGCACCAGTAAAACCTAATGTATATGTTTCAGTTGTAGATTCCACTGCGTATGTATAACCAGTTACCGAATCTACCGAATCAATTGCAAATGATGACATTGCAATAGGACCTGTTGAATTTCCCTTTGCTGCTGACATTGATTTTGTAGCTTGACCTGTTGCTGAAGCTAAATTATTTAAACTTTTAGTTTGTCCTGATGATAATGTTGCCATTTATGTTTTTCCTATTTATTATAAATATCTAATAATGAATCAATCCACTTATTCTTATCCGTATATTTTTCAATCATATAAGTTTTTATAATATTAAACCAATATAATTTTTCAGAATAAGATAATGTAGTAATCTTTGTATAAATATCAAAAAATTCAGTTTTAGATGATGCTCGGTATGGATATTCTAAATCTTTACACCAACTCGAATGTAGTATTGGCAATTTACCTTTATCAACCGCTTCAAATATTGAATATCCAAAGGGTTCTGATATAAATGCGGCATGTGATATACCCCAATCCATATCATAAAATGTATCTTTAAAATCTGGATTATAATGATATAATTTTGATTTTGAAATATCTACTTTTACACCATTTTTCCAAAGTAAATTAAATTCTTCGGAATTAGTAAAAATAAAAGTTGGAATTTTATCTAAATAATGTGGATTTTTTCTACCCTCACTTCTTGCTGCAAATCCTAACTTATTAGATTCGGATAGTGGTAGATTCCATTTAAATTCGTAAAAATTTGGTATATTAGTATTCTTATAAAGTATTTCGTACAATCCTACCCATATATTAGTTTCACACCAATCAGTAACCTCTTGTTCCCATTCTGAACTCATATATGGATGGTGTCCTATTGGTAAATCACTTCCAAATTGAGATTTTAGGATATGGTCTACTGAATTGTGTAATATATTTGAATGAATTTTATCTTTATTATCTACAATCGGTTTCATTGGAGTATAATGCCCATGTAGAATATTAATTCTTCGTGCACCTTTACATAGTTCTTCAAATTTTTGAATATCTTCACCATGCCAGTAAGTTTCTATTGGGAATTGATAATCTTCGTGTCCTTTGGGTTTGTTTCTATGAATTAGTAGAATTGGTTTAACATCTAATTTAGGTGCTATTAATTCCATCCAAAGATTTACCCAAATATCAGAACCTGCATTGACCCACGGTCCACCACCTGTGGTATAATAAACATCATAAACCATTTATATTATTTTTTTATTATAATTAATCCAGCAAATACTCCAGCAAATGTTAATGTCAACGCATTAACCGAAGTTGATTCTATAATTGAAGGAACTTCCTGTCTTTTATTAGCAGTATTCCATGCTTGAACTATTGGATATTCTTCACCCAAACTATGAGTGATTGAATAAGTTGAATTACCACTAACTGTTTCTTTATAAGTTGTTAATCCAGTTATTTGTGAAGAACCCGAAATTAATCCACTTGGCATTCCTGCTAAGTTATTCCACGAAGTAGAACCACTTACTATATGTCCCCCTTTAGCAACTACTGCATAACCACTTTGAGTGGATGATAATACTATTGTTGCAGTATTATTATTAGTTAGTGTTACTGATGATGGTATTATTTGTGAATCATTTGTTCCATATACTGAAACTAATACATTTTTAGTATTAAAGTTGTGCGTTACCGCAATAGTTGATTGATTATCAAACGAAGATGTGATTGTTGCAACTTCTGCAATTTCAGTTACTACGTTTGTAATACCACTACCATCTCCAACAAAGTATGATGCTGTAATTGCACCATTTGCTAAATTAATTGATTGACTTACTAATGATGAAAGAATTTGTGTAGAAGATGATACAATGTTGCTTCCACCTAATATTTGTATCGACCCGGATATTAATGTTGGTAATGAACTAATTCCACTAAAAGTAATTTGAGAAGAACCTGATACGATGTTATCCCCACCAGTCCTTAGTATTCCTAATTCACTCCCTTTAGGTCCTGCAATCCATTTATCATTTGTAGTATCCCATAATAATGAACCAGTTGCTGTGTTTCCACCCGCTGCATCTTTAACGTAAACACCACCATTTGTAGTAAGTGTTCCATTTAATACTATAATATTATCACCAATGTTTACGTTAGTTGAATCAATTGTTGTGGTTGTACCATTTACTACTAAATCACCACCGACTATTAAACCAGTTGTTGTAGTAAGTGAACCTGTAATTGCTACACTATTTCCAAATTGAATAGAGTTTCCATCAGATGAAAGTATTTTATTTCCACTATATAAAGTAGTTGTACCCTTTAATGCTATTACACCCGTAGTTGGGTCTAAAACTATATCACCTGCTCCGGTTGAATTAAGTGTTAAATTACCTTCTGCAGTTTGTAATGTAATTGTATCAGCTGCAGTTTCTAATAATTTTAAAGATTGTCCTGTATCAGTTGTAAATGTTAAATCAGTTGCATTAGATGAAAGGATTGCAACTCCGTTCATATAAATTGAACCGGTTGAAACGTATAAGTGTCTAAATTGTTTACTAGGAGAACCTAAATCGGATGTGTTATTTACACCGGGTAAAATTGAACCTGTTAAATTTATATCACCATTTATATTTTGTATTCCTGTAAATGAATTTGAACCAGTAGTTACAAAATCTCCATAACTTTTTATCTGAGATGAACCACTAACCAATCCGCTTGGTTTGTTCGTTTGATTTGTATAATCTAAATAATATGAACCGGATTGACCATTTAATTTATTTGAATCATCTGCAGAACCACTAACGATGTGACCACCTTTAGCAACTACTACATAACCACTTTGAGGGGATGTTAATACTATTGTTGAAGTATTTAAATCTGTAAGAGTTACTGAGGATGGAATTATTTGTGCATAATTAGAATCATATACCGAAATAATTACATTTCGTGAATTAAAATTATGACTAACTGATATGTTTGAGGAATTGAAAAAGGCGTAATTAACAGTTGCTACTTGAGATATATCAGATGCAGGTAGATTTGTTAATCCACTACCATCTCCTCCAAATGAACCAGTGAAAGAACCACTAATAGTTCCTTCACCTAATGTATTTAAATATCTTGAATCTAATGAGGATGTTAATTGAGATGAACCGGAAACCATTCCAGTCCCACCAAAGGTTATTTGAGAACCATTTCCTATGAAATTTGAAGCCGTTATAGCACCACCGATATTAATTGAACCAGAAATTAGGGCATCAGTAACAACTATTGATTGTATGGAAGGGACTCCGTTATCTTTTTCAAAATACAACTTACCATCGTAAGTGTTTATCGCCAACTCTCCTAACTCAAGAGTGTCGGTTGTAGGTGATTTTCCCTGAACTGCCGTTCTTTTTAGCTTTAATACTTGTGCCATATGTATGACTTAATAATTTCATTATATAATTATTTAACTAGAAACTCCTTATATAAGAAGTTTTGAACTATAACCCGTGTGGGTTATAGTCCAGTTTCTAATTTATTAATTTTGTTTGATAAATCTTCGATTTGTTTTTGTTGTTCTTTTATACCTTCGATTAATAGAGCAACTAATTTGTCATATTTAACCGCTTTATATCCATTATCACGAGTTACAACTAACTGTGGAAGAACTTCTTCAATTTCTTGTGCGATTACACCGACATCGTTTCCTTCAAATCCATGTATATCTTTATTTTCTGCTTTCCAATCATATGTGTTACCACTAATCATTTTGATTTTTTCAATTGGAGATTCGATTGCTGTGATATTTTCTTTGAAACGAATATCTGAAGCGGAGAATGCTGTGATATCACCCGTTGCAGTTATTGCTCCGTTGATTGTTAAACCTGCGAAAGTTGGAGATGATGAAGTTAAAACTGCTTGGTTTATTACTGAACCATATCCTGTTGTTGATGATAGAGTTATTTGAGATGAACCCGAAACTACTCCGGTTGGTAATGTTGCGGTAAGTTGTGAAGAGCCAGATATTACACCATTAGTTGCATTTATCACTCCATTAAATGAAGTTGCGGTAATTACATCTGCTTTAAAATCTGCTAATGTAAATCCATTACCGGTCGTATCAATTGTACCAGATGGTTCTGATGTGTATCCTTCGAATACTTTCCAAGTACCACCATCACTTGCATCTCTAAAAATACCAGCGTGTCGATACACTCCATCATTATAATTACCAACAATACCTAAGTCAGGATTAGTTATAGTAGAACCTTCGTTTAAGTAAATGAGATTATCTTGTATTGCTAAATTTGTTGAATTAATTATAGATTGTGTTCCATATACAACTATATCTCCCAAAAATGAAACAGTTGAACCCGTAAGTTGAATTGCTCCATTAAGAGATGATGTATATGTATTTAAACTTGTTTGTGATGATAATAAAGAGCCTGTTACATTTGCAAGAGTTGTATTCTTAGTATCTAAACTTGCAGTGTAAGTAGCAAGAGTTGAGTTTTTTGATTCTTCAGACCCACTAAAAGTATTTAAATCTGATAATATACCAACTACTTGTGAACTACCACTAACAACGCCAGTTGGTAATGTTGCAGTAAGTTGCGAAGAACCAGATATTACACCGGTTGGTAACAATGGAGTTACCTGTGTAGAACCACTAACAATACCTGCTGGTATTGAGGAAACACTTGCATAAGTTATTTGTGAAGAACCACTAACTAATCCGCTACCCTTTGTTTCATAAGATGAAGTTGCAGAGTTTAAGTTTGAAAGTTGTGTATCAACTGATGCGGTATAAACTGCAAGAGTTGAGTTCTTAGTTTCTAACGATGAGGTGTACGATTCGATTAAATCCAATCTAGCATCTTGAGAGCCAGTATCACTATTTAATTGTTGAATTTTAGTTTCTAATGATGCAGAAAAAGTCTTAGGGTCTCCTAAACCTGCAACTGAACCACTAAACGAACCACTATATATACCATTATCTGGTAAGGTGAATGTTGCACCATTTGCAAAGGTTAGTGAACCTGAAATTATGGGACTATGTATTATCATCGCTTTTGATTTTTTTTTATTTTATTTACTAATAAATATATTTTTTTTAAATTGAACCACCATCTATACTAGAAATAACTGAAGCATTTGCTGTTCCTGTCACATCTCCGCTCAATGTTATTTGAGCCGAACCACTAAAAATACCAAGTGCATTTACTTGATTTGTTACAGATGTACTTAATCCACTAATATTATTTGCATCAATTGAACCACTAACAATATGACCACCCTTAGCAACAACTACATAACCACTTCTAGCAGATTCAAATGTAATTGTTATATTATTATTATCGGTATGTCTTAATGTTGATGGGATTATTTGGTATCCATCAGTATCAAACACTTGTGCAATTGCGTTAGGTGTATCCAAATTATGATTTACAACCCAACTTGATGAAGCAGTAAAAGAACGTTGAACTGTTGCTGCTTGTGCAACTGTTATATTTTCTAACCCACTACCATCACCTTTAAAAAATGAAGCGGTAATTGAACCAGATATATTAAGGTTACCCGCAATAGCAGTTGAAGTATTAGTTGTTACTAATGACTCTATCGAATCTACTGAACCCGACTTTCTAAAAAATACCTTACCATCGGTAACGTTCATTGCTATTTCACCATATTGTAGTGAACCAGTTTCAGGTATTGCTCCAGCGGTCGTAGACCTTTTGAATTTAATAATTTGTGCCATTAATTTTCTATTTTGGTTTTTAAATATTCCACTTGTTTGGTTAATTCTTTAATACCTTCAATTAAAACGGATACTAATTTATCATATTTAACTGCTTTGTAACCATTTTCTCTTGTTTGTACTAACTCTGGGAATACTTCTTCAATTTCTTGAGCGATTACTCCGTAATCTTTACCACTATAAATAGATTGCAACTCATCATTCCATTCAAACTCACAGCCATTAATTTTAGAAATCTTTTCTAATGGGGATTCGATTGGTTTGATATTATTTTTTAATCTAATATCTGATGATGCAAACGCAACGATGTCGCCCCCTGCATTGATATCACCACTCACCCCAATACCGCCTGTTACGATAAATGCACCAGTTGTTTTAGTTGTAGATGCGGTAGCATTTGAAATGGTAATTGCATTTGTTGTAGATGCACCGGTATCAGTTATTTGTTGTAATGTTCTTGTTACTTGTGATGAACCTGAGATTACTCCATCAGCATCTAATTTAGATTTAACGTTTGAATCAAAGTTAGTGATTGAATCCGCATCTACTTGTGCAGAACTTGAAATAATTCCTGCTGGAATTGAAGAAATACTTGCGTAAGTTATTTGAGAACTTCCACTAACTACTCCCGGAGGTAGTGTTGCGGTAAGTTGTAATGAACTTGATATTACGCCATTGTTTGCGTGTATTGTTCCATTAAATGAAGTTGCCGTTACCGAACCCGTTACTATTTGTGAACCTGATATTTGAACTGAACCTGTAAATGAATGTGTATCATCTCCAAAATCACCAAATCTATTAGAACCACTACTAAATATGACAGATGCGGTTTCATTAATTGTTGTTAAATTAACAATAGTTAAATCCGTAATAGTTGTTCCACTTAATTGAGATGAACCAGAAATTATTCCGGGTGGGATTGATGATATATCTGCATATATTATTTGAGAACTACCACTAACAATACCAGCAGGGATAGCACTAATATCTGCATATGTTATTTGCGAACTACCACTAACTAATCCACTTCCACCGAATAACTGTGAACTACCACTAACAATTCCTCTACCCTTTGTTTCGTAAGATGAAGTTGCAGTATTTAGATTTGATATATGAGAATCAATCGATGCTGTATAAATAGCAAGAGTTGAATTCTTTGTATCTTGTGAAGATGTATATGAGTTTAATGAAGTCAATCTAACATTAACACCATTTGTGAAATGTGTAGAACCAGTATCTAATGTAAGAGTGGCTGTTCCAGATTCAGCACCACCACTTAGACCGTTACCCGCAACTACTGAAGTAATATCACCAGCTCCGGCCAATGTCATTGAATCATCTACATATGTTTTAATAGCAAAGGCGTTTCCTAATGTATTTGGATTACCATCTGCAATTGAATTTGATACATGATAAAATGCTGCAGTACCTAATGATGCTAACGGATTTGCACCCAATAGGGTAGCAAAAGATGCTGAGGGTGCATACCTTAAATCGTATGAACCAGTCAATTGTTGTGAACCACTAACTACACCAGTTGGTAATAATGATGGTATCTGTGAAGAACCACTAACTATGCCCGCCGGGATTGATAATAATGATGTATATATTACTTGAGATGAACCACTTACTACACCGATTGGTAACAATGGTGTTACTTGTGTAGAACCACTAACAATACCTGCGGAAATTGATGATATATCACTATATATTATTTGAGAACTACCACTAACTACGCCGGTAGGTAATAATGGAGCTACTTGAGATGAACCCGATATAATTCCTCTACCATTTGTTTCGTAAGATGAAGTTGCATTAATTAAAGATGAGGTTACATTTAGTAATGTTTCCCATTTAGTATCGATTGAACCACTATATATTCCTAAAGTTGAATTTTTAGTATCTTGCGAAGATGTGTAAGAATTTAATGATGAAGTTGATTCGTGTATTCTAGCTAAATCTAAATCAATTGAAGCCGTATATATTCCTAAAGTTGAATCCTTAGTATTTTGTGAACCACTAAAAGTATTTAAATCCGTTAGTATATGTACAATTTGTGCAGATGATGAAACTACTGAATCACCCTCAATCATTAAATATCTATTATCTAATGAACTTGTTACTTGTTCAGAACCACTAACTACGCCCGTTGGTAATAATGGTGTTATTTGTGCAGATGATGAAACTATCCCATCACCTCCTGCTAAAAGTATTTTTGATTCATCATTTAATTTACCACCTTTCCAATAATCATTTGTTGAATCCCATAATAGAGAACCACTAATTTCGGAAGCACCAGTTGGGTCTTTAACTAATAGACCACCATTAACAGCTGATGTACCATTTAATTCAATAATATTATCACCTAAGACAATTGCAGTTGAATTAATTGATGTTTGTGTTCCTTGAACTACCAAATTTCCTTTAATAGTAGTAATTGATGAACCATCTTGGCCACTGACTGTTATAGCATCTTTTAAAGATGATGTGTAAGAATTTAATGAAGCCGTTGATTCATGTATTCTAGCTAAATCTAAATTAATTGAAGCAGTATAAATTGCTAAAGTTGAGTTTTTAGTTTCTTCAGAAGCAGTAAATGCTAATAAAGAACTTGTTACTATACCTAATGTTTCATTCTTAGTATCTTGCGATTGGGTATACGAATTTAATGATGAAGTGGCCGATAAAACTGATGCGGTTACATTTTGTATCGTACCCCACTTTGTATCAATTGAACCAGTATATATTCTTAATATTTCGTTCTTAGTATCTAAACTTGCAGTATATATTTTAAGTGTTTCATTCTTTGTATCCTGTGAAGATGTATAAGAATTTAATGATGAAGTTGCCGATAAAATTGATGCGGTTACATTTGATAATGTTTCCCATTTCGTATCAATCGAAGCCGTATAAAATTCTAAACTTGCAGTGTAATTTCCTAATGTTGAATTCTTAGTATCTAAACTTGCAGTATATATTCTTAATGTTTCATTCTTAGTATCTTGTGATTGGGTATAAGAATTTAATGATGAAGTTGCGTTAATTAAAGATGCGGTTACATTTAGTAATGTTTCCCATTTCGTGTCTATTGAACCAGTATATATTCTTAATGTTTCATTCTTAGTATCTTGTGATTGGGTATAAGAATTTAATGATGATGTACTCTGTCCTATTGTCGTAAATTTACTATCTACTGATGTAGTGTAATTTGCTAAAGTTAAATTTTTATCATTAATACTTCCCGTATAAGATGCAAATGATATATCAGATGATGATAAAATACCACTTCCTGGCACTAATATACTATCTATTGATGCAGAAACTGCATATAATTTTTTCCATTTACGAATATCACTACCTAAATCGTATTCATTTGATGCAGAAGGTATCAATGAACCACTCACCTGTGCAGTGACGATTATATAATCACTACCAGTAGTATCACCTAAATAAATATTTCCACTTAATCTTACATCTCTTGCGGTTAAATCACCACTTAAAAGGATATTAGAAGCAGAAACATCACCAATTAAATTTATGTTACCATTTACAGGTGCATTGAGTGGTAATAGTGTGTATGTTTTTGTTAATCCATCACCAGGGACAAGTGAACCACTTCCAAATTGAATTGAACCCGAACTTTGATGTAAATATAATTCACTCTCATCTAATGATGGAGATGCATTAGATGTACCTCTTCGTAATTGTAATATTGCAGCCATTAATTGAAATTTCCTATTTTATTTCCTATAAATATAGATATTTAATAAAATGTAAGTAAGATATAATAGTTATACCACCTATATAAGTATTGAAAAATAAAAAGATAAAAAAAATCCCCCACTATTGTGAGGGATTTTGATTTTTTATTTATTCCGTATTAGAAAGTTCCACCATCTAATTCGTTTGAAGCAATGAATGATGAACCATTCCATTGAATCAAATCACCAGCGTTTGATGGAGTTACTGAGATTAACTTTTTAGAACCATTCGATACTACGAATGAGTTAGCAGTTAATCCACTAATTATCAAATCAGTTCCGATAGTTACTTTAACAGCATCATCAGAAATTTGAGAATTTACAAATAATCCACTTGCTCCTACTACTTGAACTGAACCTGATGTTGGAGTTGCACTGAATCTAGCAAGTTCTTTTTCAGAACCTAACGCTCCAGCTTTCCAATAATCAGATGTAGAATCCCAAAGTAAAGAACCAGATGCAGTGTTTGGATTAGTAGCATCTTTTACTAATAAACCACCATTTGCTGCTCCACTTCCGTTTAATTCAAGAACGTTATCACCGATTTGTACGGTCGTAGAATCAACTGTTGTAGTTGTACCTTGAACATATAAGTTACCAGCGATTGTTACTGAATCTGC